CCTGATGCTGGAAATGTCTCCATCATAGTTTCAGCTTGGAACTTAACCAGCGCTTCTGTCATTAAGGGGTGGTACACATTACATGCTCCAGGCCACGGTTCTGTTCGGTCTTCAACTTTAAGTCCTAGTAACTCTAAGCCATCCACATAAGTTGTTAACCAATCTTTTCTAGCATTAATATCAGCATCAAATTCGCCAATTAAATCACCAGATAATTCTGTAAGGTGCCCTTCGTCTAAAACTTCTGCTAAGTTTTGATTGAATTCATCATTATGTTCTTGACCTGGTTGGATTGTAATCTCCATGCTGCCATCATCTAGTGTTACTGATTCTGGATCTTCAATTTGAATACTTAAACCTGGTTGAGCACTTGCTAACTCTTCTATACCTTGAGGAGCTTGACTTACACTTTTATCTATATTAATTGCCATATTCTAATCCTTATAATGCGTATAATTTTTTACCGCGTCCTGGAATTCCATACACCATATCATCTTCTTCATCACTTGGTAATCTAATAAATCCACCTTGTCTAAATCTCATTAATGCAAGTGTTGTACTATCTACAAGGTCGTCATTAGCACCACTCGGAAAATCATTGCACTCTTCAATTACTTCATGAGCCCATCGTCTATCGGGAGCCCACACTATACCACTTTTAAATAAATCTGATACTGCATTCACTCGACTGATTTTGTCTTGCCCTTTACCTGGTGTAAACTCCCCTACAGGAATACCCATTCTTCTAAACTCTTGGTAAAGCGCAGCGCCATTAGATTTCTTTTCAACTAAGAATGCATCAGGTTCCCATTCTTTATATTCTTGCATACAAAGTTCTTTGAGCTCAGGAAACTCTAATCGTTTCTTAATACTATTTAATAGTATTATATTATAGTTATTGGTTTCTTCGTTAAAAAAGACTCCCCAAATGGTTAATGCGTTATAGTCTGCCCTATTATTAGACTCTTGTGCTGCATCTAAACTCATAATAGTAAATTCGCATGTAGGCGGATCTTCAGCTTCCCATATCTTCCACCACTCTCTTTTGATCAATGCTCCCTCTTCTGATACGGGGTTTTGCATATATTGAGAGTTCCAATACCTAATATCTAGTGCAGCTTTCTTAGCTAACAACTCATTTAAAGGCCAGAAGTCAGGCCATAAACTTTCCATCTCACCTTGTTTGTTTTCTATAATAGCAGGGAACTCAACTACTTCCCAATTATCTACTTCGTCATTCTTAACCATCTGGTTAACTATTTCACCAGTTAAGTCTAACTTAGACCACCGAGTCATTACTACGATTATCGCACCACCAGGCATAAGACGTTGTAGAGGGCCAGACTGAAACCACTCCCAAGCAGGCTTAAATACATCAGATCGTCCAAGTTTAGCGTCTTGCTCAGAGTGTGGGTCATCAATGATAAACAAATCAGCCCCGCGACCAGCGAGGGCACCACCAACACCAATAGCAAAGTACTCTCCATTATAATTTGTCCCCCATCTTGACGCTGATTTACTATCAGCTTGTAGTTCTACTTGTGGAAAGATATCTTTGTATGCGTCAGAACCCACCAAGTTTCTAACCCGACGACCAAAGTTAACAGCAAGATCAGCGGTATGAGACGCCATAATAATTTTCTTATGAGGATACTTTCCCAAAAACCAAGCAGGCGCGAGATATGATATAAGTTCAGACTTCCCGTGTCGCGGCGCAATATTAACAATAACTCTTTTCTTGATGCCGTTGGCAATGTCTTCAAATATCTTAGCAAGTTTTCTATGATGTGCTCCTATCATGTAGCCTGGGTATACGTGCTGAATAAAGTCTAAGAAGTTATCCTTGCCATGTTCTTGTACCCATTGTTTTTTAAATATCTTTAATTTAGCTAGTGCTTGCCTTTTCCTATCATCATCTAGATGTGGAATGATCTGCATTAATTCTGCCGCTTTCTCAGGGGTCAGCCTTTCTTCACTCTCCGTCATGTGTCTCTTCTTCTACTACTTCTGCATCTATAGTTTGTGCGGGTTCTTTTAGAAGTCCTTTTGCCTTAAACTCGTTTAACATGGTTAAAAGTTCTTTCTCAACCTCCTCCATCGACTCCATCTTGTGAACCACTTCAGTTTTTTTCTTGAACGCATCTACGCCGTCAACCTCGCCTAACGCTCGCAACGCAGTTGTCTTTTCTTTCGGATTAGTTGTACCCTCTATCACCTTGACAAGATTGTTAACTACGTATAACTTAAAGTCAGCTAGGTCTCTTACTAATAGTGCTTGTGACTGGGCTACCATGCCTGCTAAGTACGCCATCGTTGGGTCGGAATAGTTACCATACTCAGGCTTGAACATGGGGTTGTTCATCATTTCTTTAACCAAGTCAACCGCTTGCTTCTGATCTTCTTCCGTTGCTTCGATCGGCTCACCTTTTAAATCAGCAATTGTCTTTATAGTCTCAACGCGTACTTTGAGTTCGTCATTCACGTTCAGTTCGGGCATAGCGTCTTTAGAATTCTTAGGTATAGCTATGCCTTCCTCAATAAGGGGCATCATTATCACGTGATCTACGTCACTAACTTCTTGATTTGGTTGGATATTTGTATCTTGCATGTGTCGCTGTCTACACCTTTTGAAATTAATTGCAGCTTTATTGACGATTGTAACATAGTTTTTATGAAAACGAGGTAAAATGTAGTTTTAGGGGAGAAAGTTATGAAGGATTTTCTTGCTTTTGTTATTGTGGGACTCATTTTGTGGTTCTTTTCTATATGGGTTAGCCAGATTTTTGCCGAAGAAACGTTCCCCCAAGAATTTTTTATGAAGTCTGAAGTAGGTGAGATTGTTTTAACTTCAAAACCTTGTTCCGCTGAGTTAGCTAAGTCTTTTTATTACTACTATGCTTACGCTACTGACCCTGAAAATATTCATCCCGGCTGTTGGAAGATTGTAGGCTCTGCAGTTTATATATACTTTCCTGAAATTGATACTACTGCTACCTATAAGAAAGATCTTTTTGGTCCTCGTCAACAAATTAAACCTAATGTATGAAAACCACGTTAACTAAGAAGAACTTAGAGATCCTGTACAACATGGCTTGCCAGATGGCGCCTTTTAATACCTTGCCCATGCCTAAGTCTAACAAGGTTAAGTTCAAAGTCATTAAGAATCCTAATATCTATGGTTGTTTTGACGAAGTAGAGATGGAGATTCAAATAAGTTCTAACGCTTGTGGTCATTTCACTACTATATTTCAAACGCTACTCCACGAGATGGTCCATTTAGCTCTTTATGTTCGGGGCGATGTTGACTTCCATGAACACGGTCCTAAGTTTCTTCGTATTAAATCTGTCTACTCCGAGCTTTACAACTTCGATCCTAAAGCAATATAGCTTTTAAATTTTTTACAATCGTTTCAAGTTCTTCTAAAGTAGCATCGTTCTTAATTGTATTAGCTCTTCGTGATACTATATGTATGTTGTCTATGTCGTACCCTCTCGCTGGATCTAATCTATCCATAGTCGCATAGTTAGCAGGTGTACTAGAAGTCCCATATAAATCATAACTAAGTTCTACACCTAATAGTGGGCACATATCTGGTAATATATCTATTAAATCTTCCATAGTTAAATGGCGCCTTTTTTGGTGACGTAAAGCCCTTGCTGCCCATGCTTCTTTACTAGTTACATATACTATTGGTTCTTTGCCTGAGCCTTTAGGCCTGCCTATATCTATATCTTCTTTCTTTTCATCATCAATTGCAGCCCAAACACAGTTATCTTTATAAAAGTCATCGTCTTTGTTTATTCTATTTATAGTATATCCTTTTGGCTTGGGTCCCATATCTTCAAAAAAACACTCCCATCCTGTTTTACCATTTTCACCAGACTTCCATCTACTACAAACATTTAATCCTCTACCCCCAAATCTGTACCAATTTCTATTTGTTGAGTCATAGCATCTAGACATCATTACAAAATATGATTTTCTACCTGCTTCTCTTCTTTCATCTTTTGATTTTTGAATTAGGTTTTCTCTAAATTCTTTTGCATAGCATCCACATGATTTAGCCTGCCCATTTTTAAGTTTATCTTGTAATACTGGTTTTTCTACTCCACAATCACACTGACACCACCAACGTTTGTTGTAATGTGAATCTGTGCTGTGATATTTTTTAACTTCTAATCTTCCAAATCTTTGTCCTTCCATTTTCTACTCCATAGGGTTAGGGTATAGTAGGGATTATATAACTTTTCATAATTTTTGCAAAATATATTTTTTGATGACCTTTTTTATTTGGTACCCGGGGGTGTTTCTATTTTGACTTTTTTTCTGATCGTTTGTGCTGGGCTCAATGTAGGGCGAGACGGGACTCCTACTTTGTAGGACGGGTTGATACGGGGTAGGTAGGGTTCGCACTATGTCCACCTAGTCCGCCAAGTTCTACCGCGTCCGCGTGGTTTCTACCTCGTTCACGTCGTTCGGGCGTCGTTTGACCTCGTCCACCAAGTTCCACCGCGTTGATCGTGTTCATGGTTTCTGTTCATGTGTTCGGATTTTTGTTCATGTTTTAAAAAGCTAAGTACTTGATTTAATTCGTTTGTTCACGTGTTCATGGTCTGCGCGGTAAGGACGAGGGGAAACTAGGTTTTAAACTTCGTGAACGTCGTTGACTTCGTTTACGCAGTGACCTTCCTACCCCGTCCACTCTTCCCGCACACCATGAACATATGAACAAACATCTAATAATAATAATAAAACTATATAAATATATATATAAACAAGCACTTACAAACTCCCACACACTAAAAAAACCACGTGTTCATGATTTAAAGTAAAGCTACAAAGTCCGAACAATCCGAACACGTTGTTTTATAAGGCTTTTTCGGCATAAAGCAAGAACCGCGCCAACCATAGTAAAAAAATACTTTACTTATCAAATTAAAACGCGGTAAAATCTTAAACAGCAACACGGCAACACAAAAAGCAGACCTTAACAACTGCTTAAAATTTAATCAACTAACGAAAGGCATTATATGAACATGAATACAACCAAACCCGCGTTTACACGCGACGACCTAGAACTTGAAACCGCGATCGAATTATTAGAAAACTTGGTGAACTCGATCAACGGCGACGCCGAAATGTTATCTCATGACCAAGACCAAGCCCACGCATTTTTAGAGGCATATTTCAAACACCAACAAGAAAACGAGGGCGCATAATGAACTCGAACCGCAGACCAAACCACGCAACACCGCAAGAACTTATTGAACTATTACCCGCAATTAAATATTACAGATGGGACAAAGAACTCAAAGACATGATCGAGGACTACGCCAAGCCAACCGCGTTCGAACGGGACGGACTTCTATTTATATCTAGCGAGGACGCACTGAACGCCGATTTATTTGTTTATGACACCTACGGCGAAATGAGACCGACAGAACCAATCCACCCGACACTCAATGAATGGGCGGAAAAACTCGGCACGTATTGGGAACAATACGACAACGCCTCAATCGTTTTAAACCCCGACGACATCAAGCCGACATTGTTTAGAGTGATAAGAGCGCAGAACGACAAATTCAAAAAGCACGAGGTCACACTATGAACCTCGTCCACCTACGCCCGAGAATAGAACGGGCATTAAATAACCCCGACGCGCTATCAACTTCCGAGCGCGTCATTCTTTCAACCTTGCTACATAACAACACCTACGAAACCGCGTTTAAACTACGCCTCTCAATTCGGCAGATCGAAACCGCACTCAACGACTTTAAAACTAAACTCACGAAAGGCACTATATGAAAACCGCACCAACACAAGCACAGGAACGCCACGACGCAATCGAAGTTTTAAGAAACCAACTGCGCCCGTTTAAAGCCTACCAAGTCACGAAGCCAACCGCGCCGAGTGTAAACATTATCAACGGCACTATGAACGGGCACGGCGTGAAGTTTACTTTTTACTACCAACCCACAAAGGCGGACATGGCGAACGCGCACCACGCGACAAAGAACCTAGAAAACAACTTACGCGACGGCGTGAAACCGAAAAAAGCACATCTTTATAACTTAGTCGAGAACTACGCAACAGACGACACCGACGCAACGATCAACTCAAAAAACTTAGAACAACTCAAACAGATAAGCGAGGGACTAAATGAACGTGAATAAAACAACACCCGCAACGAACGCGGACTTCAAACGCATAATAGAAAATAGTTTCAACTTGAACACGCCTCGCACCCCTA